GACAAGTGTTCATTACTATCGATAGCATTTTTTAATAACCGTTCTGACGGATTCGTGGGCTCCCAGGTTTCCCACGCGTCGTATGCGTCGGTGATGGCGCGCATGGCCACGTCAGATCCCGTGTAGGGTTCGAAGGGTTCCTCCTCCTCTTCTTCCTCAATCTCGAGGTCAGAATCTTCACTGTCGTACACTTCTGGAAACTGTGAACCTATGTGATCCCCCACGGTATGCATGGCGCAGTACTTCATGCAGTACTCTACATCCTTGGCCAACACGATGTCGCGACCACAGGCTTTCGCGTAGTGGCCAGAGAGTATCATGGCATTCTCAATCACGGGTGTGACGATTTCAATGGCCGATTGGGCCAGTCTGGAAGTATCCATTTATTATAACTACGTGTATAATCTCTATACTACAGTTCCTCCGCATCAGGTGGTATATCATCATAGTTTGGGTTAGAGGGGGAACCAGAACGAATATAAACACCGGGAGAGTTATCGATTGGACCAGACTGGAAGATAAGTCGAGCTGTTCCATTTTCGATTCTCAATATGTTATAACTGAGCGCATAAACCCTGAGTTCCCTCGTACCAGAGAAGTCGTTGAGAGCGAGATCCACGTGTTGCTCTTTGATCATGCTAAAGTTTCGCTGCCCCGTGGGGTACCATCGTTCGGGTTCGAGGGCGAAGCTGTACGAATAGAAACGCCTGAAGAGTTGGGTCCGTGAATGATGAATACCGCTCTGTACCGCCCTGAGATGAATCACGTTTCCTGTCTTTTCATCGAGGACCGTTTCAGCGTCAAGGTTTAATTGGAGATTCTTGAGGTTTTCGTAATTTGTGTATACAGAATTAGACACAGAACTGTCGTGATCGTAGTCGAATTGAGATACACCGGTACCCTGTCGCTGTATAATAAAGTACAACTCTTTCACGGGGTTGACAAATTCCAACTTGTGTCTATGCCTCGTACCCGGTGAAATCGTGGAAATATCACACTGTACTTGAGTGATGATGAAATCGGTGGGCATCTCCTGAAACTTGACTCGTTCAGGTTCATCGAGAGCGATGAGTTCCGTCTGAACTTGGAAATTCTCGATGAGTCCAGCTTGATCAGATACAAACAACCCCCTGTCCCATCCAGCGTCGTCGATTCCCGGTTTATACGTATAGTATATACACTTATCTATCGTGTTTAGTTGTACGACAATCTCTATTTCCTGGGTAGTGAGTGCACACAGGGGTACAGCCAGTTCTGGGTTGTTGTAAAAATAAAAAGGTACATCGACTATATACGTTTGACTGCTCGCGGCTTTTCCTAAATACGGTAGAATATCAAAGCTATTCACGGGTGTACCTGATAACTCCGTGGGTGGTTTACCTACGAGCTTTGATAGATTCACCTGTTTCGTCTGTGTAACATAATGTTCTGAATGTATCTGTAAGAAGTCACTGGTAACCCTTTGTATAAGCTTACCCCCTATGAGTATATCGACATGGTTTATGATGGCATGACCTATGGACTCTACATACCCCCTTTCGACATTGGTATTAATCGATTGATCTATGGAACCCAACTTCATGTGCAACCTCACCGTCTTGAGAAGATCACCGACGTTCTGGGGTATGGTACATCGGAGAGTCTGTCCAAACTCCACCTCTCCTGTGACATCATGGTCTACCGTATACCTGGCAAAGTTTGTGTGCTTCTTGAAGTTTTTTATAAAGTATGTATACTCGGGGTTATCCGTGAAGAATACATCCTGTGTACCCCTCGTGGCGAGCTGAACACGTCCAGCCATTACTAGTATTAACAGCCTAAAATTTTAAACCGGCTAATCCACTCTCCACGTGTAACACGTTATAATTCACAGCGTACACACTCACGTGAATATCGTTAAGTGCGTCCGTCTCATCGAGTTCTATGTTAAGTTTTTGATGCCTGATGCGACTCATATTTACCTGACCCGTGGGATAGTACACCTCAGGCTTTAGGGCGAAAGAGTACGTATAGAATTCGTAGGCTGGTGAAGGACATCCCGTGTGATGATCGAGTGATTGTTGATACGAGAGTTGAAGTCTACCGTGATCGAACACCTTGGCCTCGTTGAACTCCATCGATATGTTTTTTATGAATCGAACATCGGATCTCACGTCTATTTCTTCAGAAAGATACAACGTCCTGTCACTCTCTGTAACTATACCTCCTAAAATCTGTTTCCCTCCCTGTGTCACAGTGATTCTCTCTTGTAATCTCGCCATGAAATAGAGCTCTTTCACGGGGTGTTTAAAATGTGTCATGACGGACCGTGAAAGAACGTTCGGTCCGAAAGGTATCGTGGCCGCCTGGACCTGTGTGATGACATACTCGGTGGGTCTGGACCTTAAAAAATTTTTTTCATCGTCGGTTACGAAATAAAAGTCCGTGAGGAGAGATACGTTTTTAATGGCACCATCGCTTGTTGGGGATACGGCCCATGTATCAGTGAAATTTTTATCGTACGTATAACTGATCTTGTCATCGACTGGTTTGAACTGTACACGTATTTCCACCAACTGTTTTGTGAGGGCGCATAAGGGTATAGACAAACTAGGATGCCTAAAGAAATAAAATGGAAGATTTACATAGAATGTGTACGGATTCGAAAATTGTATATGGTTGTTGTGACCCGTCATAAAGTATAGTGTTTGTTCTGTGTCGTCTACGTTATTATGAAGTTGATCGTACATATACACGTAGTCCCCGGTGAGCCTTTCGATGGTCTGCCCACCTATGATGAGGTCCGCATGCTCTATGATTCTGGTACCTATGGACGTATTATACGTATTGGAAACGAGTTCACTATCCGACGCTGGGAGAGGATCCAGGGTCACCTTGAGGGTGACACTCCTCAGGAGATCACCCATGTTGTTCGGTATCCGACACGTGATGGAATTACCAAACTGGGGTTTTCTACCACTCTCCGCGGTGAACGTGAATGGTATCTCCACCATTTCCGTGGAAAATCTCGTGTGTCTCCTATAGTTCATGACAAAGTAAGAAAACTGAGGCTCTCCAGTGAGCCATTGATCCTGTAAACCCGTGACAGCGAGGCGAACACGACCTGCCATTCTTATTAGGTGTGAGTAAAATATTATCAAATAAAACATGGCAATACAGTAGATGGATCTTAAACTCAGGAAGTTTAACCCCGCGACGATGGCCGACGATAGAGTCTGTGTCTTCGTGGGTAAGAGAAACACGGGAAAGTCGACCCTCGTCACGGACATCTTGTATCATAAAAAACATTTACCAGCCGGTATCGTGTTATCAGCCACCGAGGAAGGTAATCATTACTATCAACAATACATCCCCGATCTCTTCATCTATGGTGATTACGACAGGGAAGCCATAGAGCGAGTGATGGACAGACAGAGAAAGTTGGTCGGCGCGGGAAAAACAAACTGCGGCGCCTTCCTTCTCCTGGACGACTGCATGTACGATAACAAATTCATGAGGGACACGTGCATTCGCCAGTGTTTCATGAATGGCCGACACTGGAAGATATTCTTCATGCTCACGATGCAGTACTGCATGGACCTGCCCCCGGCCCTTCGAGCCAACGTGGACTACGTGTTCATCCTCAGGGAGAACATCATTCAGAACAGGGAAAAGTTGTACAAATCATTCTTCGGCATCTTTCCATCCTTCGACATGTTCAACAAGGTCATGGACGCCTGCACGGAAAACTACGAGTGCATCGTGCTGGACAATACTTCCAAGAGTAACAGGATAGAAGATTGTGTCTTTTGGTACAAGGCGACTCTCCGAAAGAATTTCAAGGTGGGTGCCCCCGAGTACTGGCAGGCCCACAAGAAGATGTTCAACCCCAAGGGTGGGCAAGCGAATCCCAAGAACGTCAAGGGAAAGTCAACACAAATAAGAATAACAAAACAAAAATAACCTAAGTCACTTAAAAGATTTCGTAAAGACTACAGCAAAGATGATTCCCATCAAACTGTTACCGGACAACAAAGAACTTCTCAAATTCATCGAGGAGGAACCCACCCTCGATCACGATGACTTTTTGGAACGCGAGGTGATTCACGGGTCTGAAGAGGCGACTAATCTGTTGGCGATAGAGAATGCCACTGAGATTGCCAAGCGCTTTATCCAGGGGCACTATAAGGATATCCTGAAGACAATTCGCGCGGAGAGTAAAAAAAGAGATGATGTCGTGTACAGATGTAAAAACCTCGATAATCTATCTGGGACCAACGTGGGCACGGAGTTTCTTCACCTCGAGAAGAATCTGGAGGAGGGGGGTCACGGGGTGTACCTTCGGGTGGATAACGCGAAGAAACGCATTCACGTGTGGGACTCGATGGGCGAGGATGCCTACCTGAATGAGTTTGAGGACACCATCCGAGAAGTGTACCCAGGGTACAGGGTCCACGATAAGTCGATCGGATTTCAACCCACGGGTGGATTTGTCCAGGCGAGTCCAGAACAGATGGCGAGTGCCATGTACATCTCAGGGGAACCGGGGTACCTGAACAGGGCGTGGCGAGTCTCTCAGTACGATGAACTTTCTCAGCATCATTTTTGTTACGTGGAGGCTTTCGTGGCGATGGCGTTCGACAGTCTACCCATGCACAGGGTGGGACCAGAGGATCCCAGGGACCGTCTGAAATTCATCAAGAAGGTGGTGTGGGGGTTCGTTCATAAGTTTTACACGGGTTCGAGAGAGTCGGCCGCTTGGAAATATTTCGAGGAACACTTTCCGTATTACATGAGCACGTGGAACAGTGATGGGACGAGGATGAATCTGAAGAACGACATCTTCCAGGTGCCCAAGAAGGAGACGTTCATCACACACATAGAACATATAGAAACTTTAGATACTAGTGGATGGACCGTGAAGGACATCCTCAGATGGGCTGCGAAATCATAGTACCTAAAAAATGTAATTTTACATAAATGTCTGACGTTCGAACTCTCAATCTCTCCGATGCTGACGATGGCATGGTCTCGTTAAATGATAAACCGTCCACGACTTTTGTGCCCGAAAAAAATGTGAGTGAAGATAAAGATACCATGGATTCCACTCCGATCGCCGATGTTATGGGTCAGTCCCAAGAAATGCTCGAGCCCCCCATGATGGCCATGGATCCTCGCATGATGCAACAGGCTTCCCCTCAGATGGTGGCACCCACCCCGGTCAAGGAAGCTCCTGCCGCCAAGAAGGCGAACCCCATGAATCTCACAGACGATCAGATGTTGGCGCTCGTCGTGGCTGCCTGCACCGCCGCCGCCATCAGCAAACCCGTCCAGGAGAAGCTCGCTGGTACCGTGCCCAAGTTCCTGAACGCCCAGGGTAACCGCAGCATGGTCGGTCTGGCCTCCACCGGTCTCGTGGCTGCTGTACTCTTCTACTTTGCTAAGCGATACGTTTAAACACGGATGAAGTTGTCACCCAAAACAGTGTACGACACACCCGCACCCATGATGAGACTCACGGCGACGGCGAGGGAGGCGTAGGCCGTTCCCTTTGGCTCTCGACCGTATTCCTTTAAATTTTTCTTGAGATTTTGTGAAAACTCAGATTTAGGCATCGCCTCTAATAACAGCGTCATGAACAGTGCAGCCCCTATGACAGTCGCTAAGATTGCTCCCTGGGACACACTGCCGAGGATGTTATTTTTGGACATGAACCACAGGTACGCGGGGAACAACACCGTGAGTATGATGGTGTTCATCCAGGGATGGGTTTCCGCACGAATACCGAGAAGACCGATGAATAATACGAACCAACTGGAAAGGGACAACCCTATCTCGGTTATGGCGGGTTTACTGAAACTAAAATTATTGTTTACGTCCATTTTATTGTAAGCACACAAATTTATTTATCCATGATGTGCTTACCACAGAAGGGTGTCCTGGTCGATATGTTCTCGTAGATGCCCAGGGATATGGCCTCCCCCTTGAGCTTATCGAAGTTGCCCCAAAAATGTTTACTGTGTGAATACTCTTCGACGGTGCAATGTGCCAACTCGTGGAGCAACACGTGGAATATATCGTTGACGGTGCCATCTATGCACAGACCAATCTCAGCACCCTTGTTGGCGTTGTAGCCGATGGCTTTCTCCATGCCGTAATGTGCCGTGATGGGAATCTCTTTGTGAATCATGGGAAAGAGTCCCTTCGTCTTTAGATGTTCCCTGAGTTTTTCGTAGAGTATCTTCACCTCCTTGAGACGATCATCTTCCTTGGTATTAAAAAATATCAAAATATTCACTAGCACTAAGATGATCCAGACTATCATTTTCTATATACGAATATAAATTTGCTGTACAGTTCAGATATTGGATTTCCCCTGAGTGATTCCCAACACTCGAGTGAAAAGCCATTGTTTTCTAGATGCGTCACCAACAGATCCTTATGGGCCAGGGGCTCCGGTCTCGGTCCGTCCGCATAATACGGTGTGTCCACCAGGTGTACGTACAACTTTTCTCCGAAATCACCGTTACTCGTGTCGCGCATCTTGAAGAAATTTCCCGCGTCGTCCACCAGGGGTGTTTTGAATATCATCTGCATAGAATCCGGTACGATGCCCATGAAAACACCCCCTGGTTTCATGCGCTTCTTAATCTCACGCATCGTCTGATGAAAGAGATCCTTCGACTGAAACACGTAGTGCAAAGAGAAATTATAACACACGATGTCATACTTTCTATTTGGACAAGCGAATATATCACCGTGGTAAAAGTTTACCCTACACTTTAAATTTTTCGCCCGACTCTTCGCCTCCTGTAACGCTTCCTCGTCGGGTTCACACATGCTCAGATTAGCCCTGACGTGTTTCCATTTTTGAAGATCCCCACCGAAACCACATCCAACGTCGAGCACACTGTCACCCGGTCGAGTCACGCGCTCGATGAGTCGACGCTTCTCATCGTTGTGGTATCGGCGAATCTCTTCCATGATATTGGTAACGTCAAAAACTTTAACTCACTTAGGTTATTTAAAGTTTTGGATCGAAGAAAAGACATAATGTCTCTTGAACAAGATTACACCACCGTCCCCGGACAAATCTTCGCCTGCCTGTCGGTCGTCGGCCCCGAGGCACCCCAGAAGAACGATAAGTTTGGCATCAAAATCAGGGGTGCCTTCGCCACGCGCGATGAGGCTGCCAACCACGCGAAGCGTCTGCAGAAGGAGGATGCCACGTTCGACATCTACGTGGTCGACATGTACAAGTGGCTCCTGATCCCGCCCGACCCCTCGAAGATTGAGGATGCGCACTACACCAACGAAAAGCTCGAAGAACTCATGACCGGTTACAGGGAAAATCAAGCCTTGGCGGCCAAAATGTTTGATGAGCGCAAGAAGGATATGTCGACCACGAAGGTGGGTGGTGAGGCCATCTTCCACAAGCCCGGTGACGAAAACTCAAAGTACTACAACAAACCAGACGAGCCTCCCATCAGCCACCCGGCTGAGATTATCGAGCGCCTGAAGCGAGAAAAGCCCGACGCATCCATGGATGACCTGGTGAAGGAGGCGGATGCTATCGTGGCGAAGGAGATCGAAGAGCGACGCAAGGCGAGGGAATCCATCCCCGAAGGAGACGAAGAGGAGGCTTAAAAATTTTTATAGTCTTTGAAAATTAATCGTGTGATGTGAACCAGTATTTTATTTTTCACGTACTATGCGCAAAATAAAATACCCATTAATATTAAATGCTACTAGCGTTAGGATTCTTACTCATAGGTCTCGCTATAGTGCTGAGCATATTCGTGTATTTAAAGAGTGACACACTCACAGATCCAACGACGGCTTCTGATGCACTGGTGGACATGCTCAAAGATCCCTTGGTGACCAGCCGAGCCTATTTTACCGAACCAGCCACGGGACCCATAGGTGACTTCGTTGGGTACTCACCCGTGTCTCAGGATGACTGGTTGCATAGTCTTCCCCATGAAGAATCCCAAGATAAAGGCGGCAAATACGACAAGATACGCAGTCTTATCTAGACTCGCGAGGAAATCCTTCTTGACCTCGGGCTGTTGTGGTGGAGGTGGGGGCATCATCATGGGAGGTGGTGCGTAATAGTACTGCTGGGGTTCATCCTCTTCTTTTTCGTCCAACTGTGGGTTATATTCGATGGGGCTACTTATATCAGTGTCCATATGTGTACTAGCAAATCATTTTTTTAAGCCTCTTCTTCATCCTCATCATCACTGCTGACTACGAAACCCTTCAAATTTCCATTTTCATCGGCATCCTCTTCGTCGTCGTCCTCTTCTTCATCGTCGTCAGACTCACAGAGATCCTCATCGTCAGACTCACAAAAGTCTTCATCGTCGTCCGTATAATCATCCTCTACCTCTTCTTCGGGATCGAGGCGATCGGGCTTTTTGGAAATGCGTCCATACCTAGTGACTACGGTAGACATTGCTA